GCTCTTGCTAATGGAAATTACAGCAATGAAAGCATCAGTAGATTGATTCGTTATGGCACTAGCACAATTAAAAATCAGTTCATTAATGATGCATACTATACAAACCTCACTCAATATAATGCAGTAACTTTCGGTTCTAAAAACTACGGTGATAGAGATATTCCTGTAGGAATTACTGGAGGACTAAATTCTTCCGATTATTTCTATGGTCTGAGTTCCGATTCAAATGCCGAACTTGCAAATCTCACTGTCAATGAAGGTTTGATTGCTAAAGTTTACAGGAGATTCCGTATAGACGGCGATATTACTGATGGTCCATTCACCATGAATGAAGTTGTCGCTAAGCAGGGTGCTCCTAGTATTACTGGTGTAGTTTATGGATTCTATGAAGATGAGAACTTCAAGTATCTCGATGTCGAAGTTACTGCTGGTCCTTGGGCAGTTACAGACTTCATTGTTGGAGCGACAAACTCAACAACGGCACAAATCAGTGCAATCGAAGATCGTATTCACATTATCGATCTTAAAGGTGACTTTGTTCAGGATATTGAATTCCTTGGTTATACTTCTGGAGCAGTTGCTCAACCCACTTCATTCATCAAAGCAGAAGCATCCGTTACTTCTAATACTGGAGGTCTTCTGACAGTTGATACTGAGAGTTTGGTAGGCACTTTTGAGAAAAACTCGGTAGTCTATCCAGAATCGTCCAGACAGTATATTGATGTAAGTCAAATTGCTGGTCTTCAGATATCGGTTGGTGATCGTATTGCATCTGATGGATATATCAGGTTGGGTGTCTCAGTCATCTCAACTTCTAATGTATTCATTGTTGGAAATAGGATTTATAAGGTTGTTAACAATCTTCAAGATAGCAACGTATATGGTGTTATCACCGAAGTAGATCTTGCTAACAATTACATCTACATCACAATGGTTCAAGGAGAATTCCAAAATGGTGATTACATTGGAGATTATGGAGTCGATATTTTCCCTCAAGGATTCGCGACAATCAATACAAAGGTTGTTACTCCTGGAGCAGCCGCTGCTAGAGTTCAAGATATCAGAACAGCAGGATTGAGTAAGAGAGTCTATCTTACAGATATTGCTGGAGCATTCTCTAGTAAAGATGCCATTATCGGAACTTCTGCATATAAGGCAGTTATCACCGATATTGTAGACCTTAAAGCTCGCGTGAAGAGATCCTCCAAAGGATTTGATGGTACACAAACTACCTTCTCTCTCACTATTGAAAATGGAACTTCGTATCTGCCCGACCCAGAGGGACATATGATGATTTTTGTCAACGGCATTCTTCAACCTCCTGGAGCAACTAACGCATATACAGCGTTCTCCGACCAAATTCAATTCGCTGAGGCACCAGAACTTGGGTCCTCGTTTACTGGATTCTATATTGGTAAGTTGAGACAGTTGGATGATATCTCGTTTGAATTTGATTCATTACGTCAGTCATTTAACCTCAAGCGTAACGAGGTATTCTACTCACTCACGCTGACAGAAGGTGTTCAATCTACTGTGATTAGACCTGAAAATAATATCATTGTTTCTCTCAATGGTGTTGTTCAGGAACCTGGAGTTGGTTTTGAGATTGTTGGTTCGCGAATCATCTTCTCTGAAATTCCTCGCGTAGATTCTACATTCGTCGCGTTCTCTTATGTTGGTTCTGAAGCAGACGTTGATGCTGCTGAAGTAGTTCCACCAATTGAAACAGGAGATTTCATCGAGATTGAGGGCGAAACTGAGGATCGTGAGGTCGCGGTTATCGAATCGTCCAACTCACTCATCACCTTCGATTATCTTGGATCAGTCTTTGGTCAAGGTGCTATCGGACAATCTGCACTCACAAGTGGATTTATTAGTACTGTTCAGGTTACTTCTGGAGGTTCTGGTTATACAAGCAGACCTACAGTTAGAATCGATTCTATCTCTGGTTTCGATGGTAACATCCGTGCATTGGTTGGTATTTCTAGTGTTGAATTGAATAGTTATGGTTCTGGATATCAGAATCCAGTTATCATTGTTGAGAGTGAAGTTCCTGATGATTGGACCGCACCAAATCTCGCAGATTATGGTGAGGAATTAATTGATCCAGAGATTGCATAAATAACTAAAAACGTAGTAAGTAATGGCTAAACAAGCACTAAACCTTGGAGCTTCTGCTAATGACAATACGGGGGATACCCTCCGTATTGGTGGTGATAAAATTAATGATAATTTTAACGAACTATATACCGCTTTAGGTAATGGAGTAAGTTTAACTGTTAATACATTGAACCCCGTTGCAGGACAGGTTCTTCGTTATAATGGATCTACTTTCCTGCCTTCAGATTATAGTAATCTTACATCTGCTTTAGATGTAAATGGAAACTCAATTATTTCATCCAGCGATGGTAATATTCCTGTCGCTGCAAACGGTACTGGTGTTATTACATTAGCATCCAACTCGATTACTTCGACATTTGGTGCTAATGTTGACATTCCTACAATCGTAAAGTATAAGAACGAATATGCAACTTTAGGAGATGCTCCTGCTGCAGCATCCTATCCTGGTTACTTTTTTACTGTAGACGGTACTGATGACCCGTATGTAAACATTAATATCACTGCTGGGGGTCTTGGTGATGTTAGAGCAAAACTTCTCACTGAGTATTCAAGTATTGATGATTTGAGTAATGTTGATGTCACAACAGCAGCACCAACAGCAAATCAAGTTCTTAAGTGGGATGGTTCTAATTGGATTCCTGGAGATGACCAAGCAGGTGTAAGTGCTATTAATGTTTTCCAGACTGTCACTGCAGATTCGGGAACTACTACTGCAAACAGTCAAACAGACACTCTTACTATTGCTGGTGGTACTAATATTACTACAGCAGTTGTTGGTGATACTTTAACTGTAAACTTCAGTGGCACTCTTACTACTACTTTAGCAGCATTAACTGATACTGATACTGCTGGTCTTACTCAGGGCGATATGCTCTATTGGAATGGTTCTAATTGGATACCAACTCGCAGTCCAATGCTTTGGTATGAAATTGGAGCACCTCCAGGAAATAATTCCAATTACTATACAATAGCAGGACCTGGATCATCTATCGCTACTCAAAATCCCACTATCTATCTTCATAGAGGATTCACATATGCCTTCGATAATAGTGTCGAAGGTGGTGGTCATCCTTTTAGAATTCAATCTACTCAAGGACTGACGGGCACTCCGTATACTGATGGACAGAGTGGAAGTATAACCAATGTTCTTTATTGGACAATTCCAATGGATGCACCGAATACACTGTATTATCAGTGTACTCTCCATTCATTGATGCAAGGCACCTTTACCGTCGTAAACTGATAAATGACAAGAACCGTACCTGGATCAGGAGCGCAAATTAATCCGATCTTCGATGAAGTTTTTGGTGTTCGCGCTGTAGAATTAATTAGTGGTGGAACTGGATACGATCCTGCCGACCCTCCAAGATTAACCATCGATGGTTGTGGCACTCCTGCTCAAGAAGCACTGCTATATCCAATCATTGATGAAGATTCGGGTAGAATTGTTCACGTTCGTGTTCTTCAAAGGGGTAGCGGGTATGATCCTCTAAGACTTAAAATTGTTCCCACGTCTGAAACACCAAATGTTTTAGACTCTTTTGATGTTAATAGAATCTGGCAAAATCATCCAAATTCATTGACAAGAGGCACCTTCCAGACTTCTGGTACACCTCCTGTTAAGAATGATAGACTTCGTATTGAGTCTGATAATAATCCTAAACCTACTTGGATATTAGAAGAGGCACAACCTGGAGGTTCTGGAAATATTGTAGACAGATCTTTTGACCAAGTTTTTATATATCGTGGTGGTAAAGATGTTCCTTATGAAGGAACTAGAAGTTTTCAAAATAATAAATCTTTAGGAATTCTGGCAAACGGTGGTTTATTACATACTCCAGAATGGGGTACTTTTGGCAATGCACCAACAAACTTTTCTATTGATACCGTAAAATATGATTATGTTAAAAATACTGACGCTAATGATGTAATTCTTGACAATTCGATTCATTACTATCAGACTAGTAAATTAATTAATGAATTTGATAATCCTAACGGCGTATTTCAGTGGGGGTCTTTAGAGCAGTTTGTTTGGAATATTAAGGTAGAGTTTAATAATGTCATGCTTTTCGTCGATAATGTAGACGAAACTCTAAATCCAATTGAAATTGGTAGGACGATAAATGAAGTAGGCGGTTCTTCTTCGGGAGAGATTGCAAAAATTGTCAGAAATGCTCAGAACCAGATTGTTAGAATTTATTTAAGAGATGTTGTAGGGACTTTTGAGACAACTGATTTTATTTTAGGATCTACGGGATTCACATTTAGAATTAATGGCGACCCGATTCTATTCCCAAATGGTCTCTTCTATATTGATTTTGGTGTTGATGCTCATGAGTTTGGTTCATTTATTCCTGGAGTGTATTATCTCGCCCCAGAAAATATTAAAGTTCAAAGAAACTATCTGATTATTTGGAATCAAACTGATGCGACAAATCAACCGTCAGCACATCACGCTCAAGGTCATCCAATGCAATTCAGTACGACCCAAGATGGTCTTCTGAATAACGGAACTTTATATTACAATAGTACAGGCGCATCTTCTGCACCTGCAGTAGATTATGAAGATGAGTTTAACCCACTCTTCATTATGAATGCAGATGAAAATAATCGCATTTATTATTACTGCAAAGTTCATCGTTATATGTCAGGATATGAAGGTGATGAAGGATACATGTATCTAGATCCTGCTATTGAAGAGGAAGAGGAACATGCAAATAACTACTATTATAAGAATTATTATCAAACCGATTCAAACGATCCAAACACTATTGATAGATCTCGTCATGTAGATGGTCACTCAAAAGTCCTTGGTATGTCTTTTGATGGATATCCTATTTACGGACCATTTGGATATACTACTGGCAGGACTGTCGGCAGAATGACGAGTTCGTTTAGATTTAAAACTACTGCTGAACTTTCTGGTACTAGAGAGGAGGTTGTAACTGCGAGCACTGTAACATATGCTGTTACTGTTTCAAATTCTAAATTTTATTTTGACGGACAAGAACAAGAATTACTGAATCTGAAAAGAGGGAAAACTTATATCTTCAATCAAGATGATGCTAGCAATACTGCTAATGGCAACTTCTTGATGTTCTCCTTGACTGAAGATGGTTGGCACAATACAGGAAGTTCACTTGATATTGGAACAACTTCATATCTATATGATGCTTCAGGTTTAGTTGAATATTATTTGGATGGAGTTCTAACACCATATGCCACATATTTGGGCGGTTTTGCTAGTGCGACGACAAGAGAAGTTCGTATTACTATTCCTGTAAATTCACCTAGGGTTGTTTATACTTTCTCATATTCAAATTCTGGTTATGGATCTCGTCTTGTTAATGAAGGATATATTCTTGGTGATTTGACTCAGGACTATATCTACGATTCTTCTGTAGGCAATCTTGACCAATATAATGGTAAGTACGTTGTTACCCCAGAATATCCGAATGGTACTTATGCATATTTCATGACAGAGGATAGTAGTGGGAATCCCGTTTATCCATATGCGATTGGTCCTCAGTACTATGGAACACCTATATTTGAAGGTGATGCTATTCCTGAACAAGTATCTGTTTTCCCAACTGAAGCAGAAGGTGATATTGTCCTTAATACTGATGGGACGGTATCTTATATTAAGATGACTAAAAACGGTGATAACTTCTTCGGTACAGCAAAAGCAGTTATTCTTGGGGGCGAAGGAACTGGTGCTGCAGCAACTCCTGTCACTCAAACTATTACTGGTCTATCGTTGTTAAACGAAGGTAGAAGTTATGCAACACCACCAAACCTTATTTTTGAAGGAGGTGGTGGACAAGATGCCGAAGGTGCAGCATCAATTGATACTCTCGGTAAAGTTACGTCAATTAATGTTGTTGATGGTGGTGAATTCTATCAGACAGAACCATATATTCTTTTGACTGGTGGTGGTGGACTTGGCGCAAAGGCAGAAGCAGTTATTAGTCAAGGTGCTATTACTGGTATCAATATTACTGATCCTGGAAAAGGATATACCTCTCCACCAAATATTGTCTTCACTAGACTTGTAAATCTTAAGCGTAAAACCAGATCTCGTCAGGCATTTAACTCCTCTGATATTTACTTGACAGGTCTGACTAAAGCACTCAGTTCTAGTGATACTACAGTTTATGTTTCTTCTACAGATGCATATCCAGGATCTGGTTCTCTCATAATCGATAAAGAAACTATCTCATATACTTCTAAAAGTAGAGGTAGATTTACTGGAATTACTAGAGGTGTTAATTTTAAATATGACCAAAGAGTTATATTAGACGACGGTCAGAATGATGCTAATGGAGATTCCAACTATAAGTTTAGTGTTGGTGATAGAGTAATTCGTAGGGTTGAGAGTGCTAATAATAAAATTGCTAAAGTATATGATTGGGATCCTAGCACTAGAGAACTTTTAGTTACGTTTGAAGTAGACGAACTCGCATTCATTGATGCTGGAATCCCTTCAACTACTGATGCTATCGTTCAGTTTGATGCTGGTGTTGCAAATAGTAGTGGAACGGGTGTTCTTCCACACACAATCATTGATGAAGTTGGTAGTAGTATATCTACATTAACCGTACCAATTGGAGCACTTGTAGATAAAGCGTTTGAGGATAATGATGAAAATGAAGATCCTTTGAATCCAGGAACATTCTTAGGAGATGGTATTGCAGATTTAATTAATACTGCTACAGATTATGCAAGTCAAATCAGTCTAGATGGTGGCATTTTCGATTCATTGTATGGTATTGAAGAGACTCAAGGTGGTCAAAATACTACATTACTTCAAGTTGGAGATAATATCAAAGACGCAGATATACCATTCAAATATGCCACAATTACTGCTGCAGGTGGATTGAGTGATGGTGTTGAACACCCTGTTCTTTTGACACTGACGTTGGATGCTTCTAATGGTAACGGTCAAAACTACAGTACAAATGAAGTTGTAACTGGTGCTATCTCAGGTATTCAAGGAACGGTAGTATCTTGGGATATTACTTCATCAAAATTAGTATTGAAGGATATTGTTCCTTTCAATACAAATAATGTTAATATTGGTGTAAATGGATATCTGTACGAGTTCTCAAGTAACAGTACAGTTGTTGATGTTGTTGTCGTGAATAACGGAACAAACTATACCGCAGTTCCAAATATTGTTATTGAAAGCACGGGTGATATTCAAGCAACTGGTACTGCTGTTATGTCAACATCTGGTGACCGAGTAGATTCTATAACCATTTCAAATGGAGGTTATGGAATCCCTCAAACAGTTGACAATAGTTATAATCTACACCCAACAATCACATTTACAAATACTGGTGGTGATATCACTGGTTCTGGTGCAGCAGCTCAGGCAGTTTTGGGTGGAGAAAATGTGACTGGTAATGGCGGAGCGAGTTATCGTATCAAATCTATTGAATACTCTACATTAGTTCGCTCGTAACCTTCATAAATAAACAAGAGGACAATAATCCCTTAGGAAATGGCAGCTCTATTAACTGATCAATTTAGGATTTTCTCAGCGAGAAAGTTCATTAAGGCATTGGAAGGACCCGATGCCACTCAGAGTGATGATGTAGCAGGTACAACGAGAGATCGTTTATACCTGTTCATTGGTCGTCCTCAAACTTGGGATAATGAAAATTCTCCTCCTCAAGCAGTAGATTCCTTTGAGGAATTTTCTGGTTCTTATGATGACATGATCTCTTTGAAGCGCGTCCTCGCTTCAGATACTGTTCAGGTTGTTCGTCGTATTGACTGGGTTTCTCCAGAACAAACTACAGGTGGACTTGGTTTCACCTATGACATGTATCGTCATGATTATTCTCCTAGCAAGACTGCTTCTTCTGGTGCTACCAAACTTTATGACTCAGATTTTTATGTTGTAAACTCACAATATCAAGTTTACAAAGTAATCTATAACGGCACATCTCCTTCGGATCCTAACGGCAAACCCTCTACAGTTGAACCTACAGGTTCTTCTACTAGTATTATCACTACAGGTGATGGATACCGTTGGAAGTACATGTATACAATTCCCGTTGCCTCAGTCCTTAAGTTTTTCTCCAATGATTACATGCCCGTCTTTACAAATGACGCGGTAAGAACCAATGCGGTTGCTGGAGAAATTGATACCGTAGTCATTAGTTCTGCAGGTTCTGGATATAACAACGGCACTTATGACAACGTTGCCATTAACGGCGACGGTACTGGCGGTAGAGTTTCTATTGTTATTGATGGTGGTAGAATTATTTCTGCTACTGTAACTTCTGGTGGTACTGGATATACATTCGGTAAAATCAGTATTGATTCTATTACTGGTATTGGTACTGGTGCTAGTGGTATTGTTGATGTTATTATGCCTCCTCCTGGTGGGCATGGTTCTGATTCTGTTGTAGAACTTGGTGCATTCCGAGTCATGGTTAATGCTAAACTTTCTTATGATGAAGGTGCTGGAGATTTTCCAATCGATAACGACTACCGTCGTATTGGTCTTGTTACCAATCCTCTGAAGTTTGGTACGGAAGAACTCATTTCAGACTTGACAGTTTCTGCTGCTAAAGCAGTCATCTTCTCTCCTACATTCCAAGGCAACTATGTTCCTGATGAAATTGTTACTCAAACAAGAGTTGTTGGTGGTGTAAGTATCACTGGTCGTGGCAGAGTGATTTCATGGAATCCTACTACTAAAGTATTGAAGTACTATCAGAACTCAATTGATGGTATTTTCCCTGAAGTTACAGGCACGCAAAACGAACTTGACGGTTCTAATGTTATTAGTGGGGCAACTTCTGGTGCTGCTGGGCAACCAGATGTAAACTTCCCTGCTGTTCCTAACTCATCTTCTAGAACAATTAATAATACAGAATATGATTTAGGTATGAAGTTTAACAATGGTTATGGAAAACCCGAAATCAAATCAAACAGCGGTAATGTTGTTTACATAGATAATAGACGGGCAATCAGTCGTGCAAACGACCAGGTAGAAGACATCAAAATCGTAATCGAATTCTAATGGCACAAAATACCAATCTAAACGTTACACCCTATTACGACGATTTCGATAAAGATAAGAATTTTTATCGAGTTCTATTTCGTCCTGGATTTCCAATTCAGGCAAGAGAACTTACCACAATGCAGAGCATTCTGCAGAACCAGGTTGAGAATGTAGGTTCTCACCTGTTCAAGGATGGTGCAATGGTCATTCCAGGTCAAGTAGGTTATGACTTGAATGTCGATGCTATCATGCTTCAAGAGTCTTTCCTTGGTGCTGATGTTGAGTCTTATAGATCTCAATTAGACGGATTGATTATTGAAGGTTTGACGACTGGTGTTAAGGCAAAAGTTCTCTATAGTATTTCCTCAACGGAATCCGATAAGGGATACATCACGTTATATGTAAAGTATATTGAATCTGGCGGTACTAATAATTCGACTGAACTGTTTGCAAGTAATGAGCAGTTAGTTACAAATACAGAAATTACTTTTGGTACAACTCTAATTGAGGTAGGTTCTCCTTTTGCTCAGTTATTGCCTACAGATGCACTACAGATGGGATCTGTCTCGTATGTACAGCAAGGTGTGTACTTCATCCGAGGATTCTTTGTTGATGTAGATTATCAATATATCCTTCTTGATCAGTATGGAAGCAACCCCTCCTATCGTATCGGTCTCAACATTCAAGAATCGATTGTTACCCCAGAAGACGACCTTAGTCTTAACGATAACGCTGCTGGAACATCTAACTATGCTGCTCCTGGTTCTCATAGATTTAGAATCAAGACAACATTAATCAAGAAACTTTTAACTGATGATGCTGATAAGAACTTCATTGAACTTCTTCGTATCAACAACTCTAAGGTAGAGAAGTTAGTTGATAGAACTGCACTAAATGAACTGGAGAAAGGTCTTGCATTAAGGACTTATGAGGAATCTGGTAACTATGTTGTAAAAGATTTTGAAATCTCTGTCAGAGAAAGTCTTGACGATGGATTCAATAATGGTGTATATGCTGCAGGAGCAACAACTTCTAATGGAACTACTACCTCCGATGCCAAATATGCTGTAGAATTTGGTGCTGGTGTTGCATATATTAGAGGTTATAGAGTTAAGCGTCTTTCTCCATCATATGTCGATTTAGACAAACCTCGTGAAACTTTAGACGCACAAAACGTCATTATCCCATTTGAAATGGGGAACTTTAGTAATGTTACTAATATTTTTGGATTCCCAAATACATCAGGTTCCACTATTACTAATGCGTATCATACTTTAGAATTAAGAGATACTGCTAGTGCTTCTGCTGGTTCTGCCGCAGGGGATTTGATTGGATATGCTAGAGTTACATCAATCGAGCATCTTAACGATCCTGATAATACCTTTGGTAATACAGATGACCAGTATAAACTGAACGTCATGGATGTTCAGATGTTCACTGTATTAGAACTCGCTAGTGCTAAGAGTATTCCTCAGGGTTCTTTGGTAGTTGGTGGAACTTCTGGTGCCAGAGCATACATTGTATCTGCCACAACTTCTAGTGATAGAGTTGATGTCTATCAAGTAGAAGGAACATTCCTGCAGAATGAAATGCTCCTTATTGATAACACATTCCTTGATACTATCAACCATATCCATAGTTATCAGTATTCAGATACACGTCAATTTGTTGCAAGAGATGAGTCAACTCTTGCTATTGAGTTTACTGCCGATTTAGTTCTTGAAGATGTTCAATTGGTGGAAGGTAGTACTTTCACTTATGATGCAACTGGTGGTGCTGAAACTATCACGGGTCTTCAATCAAACTTTGCTTTAGATCTTCGTCCTGGGGATAAAATCTTCTTCAATAATACTCAATTTGTAACTGTTGATATTATTACTCCTGGAGACCTTGCTGCTGGAGGTAGTGCATCTATCTTTGACTACGCAAATCAGGTTGTTAATGTAACTCCTCCTAGTAGTAACTTCCCTAGTGCAGGAACTTATAATACCTTACTTAGGTATAGAACTAAATTATTTGATGTTGCTAATGCGGATCTTCTTAGCGATATGCCTAAGAAGTATATTAAGAGTATTTCTGACGAATCTATGATTGTTAGAAGAACTTTTGATGCTCAAACAGTTTCTTCAGATTCAATTTCAATCACATTACCAGAGAATGAGCAGTTTGAAAGTATTACTGATGAAGCATATACTGTAACTGTATTGGCAGGTACAAATGGTACTCATCCTGTAGGGGATCAAATTACCCTGGATACTGTTACTACTAGTGCTTTGGGTTATATCTCGTTCACGTCAGCAGACAGAACTACCCTTCAGATTGAAAATCTTACAAATATCACATCAGTTAAAGTAACTGCTACAGTTTCTAAGAACGTAACTGTCAGAAAAACTAAATCTGGCAATGAGATGTTTGTTTTAAAAGTAACAAATACTACTTCTAATTTAGATAAGCAAAATTATAATCTAACCTATTCCAACCTTTATGGTACTAGAATTGAAGATAAAGAGTTATCACTTGGTCTGACAGATAGTTATAGATTACATGCAGTATATGAGTCTAATGATGATAACGATCCTATTATCCCATCAGTAGTTCTGGTTGAACCTGTATTCTTTGCTAATGGTACTATTGTAACTGGCAGAACATCTAAATCAAGAGCAAAGGTTGTTGATTTTGCGTCAGGTAGTTTAAAACTTAGTTTAGTTTATATCACTGGTTCGTTCCTATCTGGTGAAACCTTGGATGGTTTTGATAGTACTGGAGCATCGATTTCTGCAATTATTAACGATAGCGAAGGTTCTATTGTAGCTGGTTCTAAGGTCGTAACTGATAATTACTTCCTGGAAGTTGCACAGACTGGTTTCATCTATAATATCTCAAGAGTTGTTCGCAAAAAAGGCACTATTGCCCCTATCAGAAAACTGAAACTCGTTCTCGACTACTATACACACTCTTCAACTGGTGATTATTTTGGTGGTCAGTCATATCTGAATACTGCTTATACAGACATTCCTTTCTTTGGATTTAAATTCCTTGCAGATTACTTAGATTTCCGTCCAGGTGTGAAGAATTTGTATAGTGGAACTGGTACTGTAGCGTCTCCAGCATATGTAAACTGCTCTACATTTGACTTCAAGTCACGAGTATTTAATATCTCGGGTACTCCAAACGCAACTGTCTTTGATGTTCCTAAGTTGAACAGCAACTTCCGCTGTGATTTTGATTGGTATTTGCCTAGAAAGGATAAAGCATTCATCACACCTGATGGTGAGTTCCAGATTATTAAAGGTAAGTCTTCGGATACTCCAGAAGAACCCGATGATTTGAAAGATGGTATGCTTCTTGCGACTATTAGTCACAAACCATATGGTTTTGATCCTGAAAATGACACCGTAATTGTTCGTTCTGATAACAGACGCTATACAATGCGTGATATTGGTGCTATTGAGCGTCGTCTAGATCAAGTTGAATATTACACATCACTCAATCTACTTGAAAGTGATACCTTCAATAGTCAGATTTTGGATTCTAGTGGAAAGAATCGTTTAAAGAATGGATTCATTGTTGATGACTTTACTGATCATGGTAAATCTGATACTGCTCATGAAGATTTCTCAGCAGCACTCGATTTTGAGTTTGGAGAATGTCGTCCATCGCACTACACAACCAATGTTCCTTTAATTATTAATGAGAGTCTATCGACAAATTATCAGCAGACTGGTCCTCTAATTACATTACCTTACACTGAACTCAAAATTATTGAGCAACCATATGCATCTAGAGTTGAAAATATCAACCCATTTAATGTCTTCACATATATTGGACGTATTACATTAACTCCTGGTTCTGATGATTGGTTGGATACTTCCAGAGTTCCTGCAAGAGTCACACAAATTGAAGGAGATTTCCAACAAGTTTCTTCTGAACTGAATGTTGACCAGAATGGTTTTGCTCCTATTCAATGGAGAGCATGGCAAACCAATTGGACTGGCGAAAGAGCTATCGGTTCGAGAACTACTAGAAACTCTGGTTGGTTGGCACAAGATAGGGGTAGATCACCATCACCTGGCGTCTGGGGTGGTCGTGGTATGCGTCGTATCAATAGAACAACAACAATTCAAACGACAGGTACACAAACTCGTCAGGGTGTAAGAAGTAGAGTTATTCCTAGAATTGATAGACAATCTTTAGGTGATAGTATTCTTTCTAGCACTAGCATTCCTTGGATTCGTTCTAGAAACATTGATGTTGATGTTGCTCGTTTAAAGCCAAGAACTCGTTTCTATTCATTCTTTGACGGCAGATCTACAGTCGATTTCCAAGTTCCTAAAATGATTGAAATCATCAAGGATCCAGCAATTGATAGTAGAACAAACTCTACACCATTCGTTATTGGAGAAACTGTAACAGGTTTGACTTCTGGATGTAAGTTCAAAGTTGCTGCACCAAATGACTTCTATAGGTTTAATCCTTATGATGACACCGCACTTCCTGAGTCTTATGCATCTACAACAGCATTCCTGAATATCGATACTGTTGAACTATCTAAGCAGGCAACTGGTGATTACTATGGCAACTTCCAAGTTCAGGAAGTTCTAGTTGGTACTTCTGGTGCAACAGCAGTTGTAAGAGACCGCCGTTTAATTTCAGATCGTTTCGGCAAACTTAGAACTTCATTCTTTATTCCATCTCCATCTCTTGATACCAATCCTAGATGGGCAACTGGTACTAGAACATTGAGATTGTCTACATCTGACACCGATTCACGTCTTGGGGGTGCAGTTGCATCTGCTGCTGAAACTAATTATGAAGCATCTGGTACTTTGAACACTATCCAAGAAAATGTTCTTGCTGTTCGTAATGCTGAGGTTGTTCGCGATACTGTAACTCAGAACAGAACAGTTCGTTCTACTAGAACTGAGATTAGACAGATTGGTTGGTATGACCCTCTAGCACAATCATTCATTGTTGATGAAACTGATGGTGTATTCCTAACTTCTATTGATGTATATTTCTTCAAGAAAGATGCCAGTATTCCCGTTTCGATGCAAATCAGAACTATGGAAAATGGTTATCCAACAACAACTATTTTACCATTCTCTGATGTAACCCTCGAACCTGATAGTGTTCAGTTATCAGAATCTGCTGCTGTTGCAACCAAGTTTACATTTGATGCTCCAGTATTCATTCCTCAGTCAGTTGAGCATTGCTTTGTTCTCCTATCAGACTCCAACTCTTATCAGATCTGGATTTCTAGAATGGGTGAGCAAGATATTACTGGCGACAGAACGATTTCTGAGCAACCTTATGCTGGTGTTCTATTCAAATCACAGAACGCATCTACATGGACTGCTGACCAGTATGAAGATCTTAAGTTTGTTGTTAACCGAGCAGACTTCACCAATACATTGAATACTAGATTGGTTGTTAATAACTCAGCATTATCAAGAGGTAATGGTGGTGAGTTGAATCTTCGTAGAGATGCTATTCAGACATTCACTCCAGAATTGGTTCTGACATTAAACTCGACTACATTACCTTATACTGTTGGATCTCGTATCTACCAGAAAACGACTTTGGCAGAAGGCACTATTTCGGCAGTACAAACTACTGTTGCTGGAGTTCTACTGACAATTAACGATATTAGTGGTACTTGGGCAGCAGGTTCTAATACTGGTGGAGTTATTACTAACCGTGTAGTTTCATCTAAGACACTAGCAACTATGGTTGTTAGTACTCCTACAGGAGACTTTACTCCTGGTGAAACTATTACTGGTAATAGTGCTGATGCACCAACTGCAGAAGTTCTAACCTGGAATTCAGGAACCAATACATTGACACTTCGTTATGTATCTACTGACTTTACTGCCTCTACAGAGACTATTACTGGTGGAACATCTGCTATTACAGCAACAGTTAGTAGCGTCACTTATAGTGGAGACGCTATTGAATCTTCTGCAGTCAGCGATTCGTTCGTCAGTGCTACACCTACTTACAGTACTGGACAGAGAAAAGTTCGTGTTTATCACAGTAATCACTGTATGCACAGCACTTCCAATAATGTAATTATTAGTGGTGCAATCTCTGAGGTTAGCGATACTTCGTTAACTGCATCACTTTCTGCATCTGATGTTAGTATTTCAGTATCAGATGCTACAGCATTCCATAAAATTATTAATGGTCTTGCAATTTCTGTAAGTAATGTTGGATTTATTAAGATTGGTAATGAGGTTATTTCCTATAGTGCAATCAGTGGTGATAACAAAACCATTACTGTATACGAAAGAGGTGTTGATGGTACGACTGCTGTATCTCATGCAGATGAATCAGTTGTTGAATGCTATAACTTAGATGGTATTCCACTACCTCAGATCAATAAGACTCATACAGGAATCTTGAATCCCACTCTCGATTACTATGAATTGAGCACCTCTTCTATTGCAAGACTAGGTATTATTGGTGGTGGTACTAATATTACTGCTACACAAAACGTTCAGTATAATGTTCTCGTTCCTCAGATTGAGAGAATGCTACTACCTAAGACTGATATTACTGCTAGAATCAATACGATCAGTGGTACATCAATCAATGATGGAACATCATTAGCGCAAGCATCATTCGCCAACGATGGAGTATTCAGTGATGTTATCCTAGGAACAGATAACTATCTCGAAAAACCTGCATTGATTTGTTCTACAGTCAATGAATCTGCAGAACTAAGTGGCGCTAAGTCATTCAGACTAGACCTAACGATGATTAGTGATAAAACTAACATCAGTCCTGTCATTGATACTGATAGATTATCTGCCACATTGGTATCCAATAGGATTAACAATCCTGCCGATGTCAACAGTGCAAACCTTGCCGTTGGTGATAAGCATGAGGCAGTATACATTACAAGAACTGCTGATTTGACGAATCCTTCAGGTTCTATTAAGTTGTATTTTACAGGATACCGTCCCCCCAACACAACGATTAAAGTCCTATATAGAGTACGACCGATTGGTTCTACGACTCCCATTGAAGAATTGGGATTCAACTTCTTCCCAGCAGAAGGATCCAATATACCAGTTACATCAGAGACTCAAATTTTCAGCGAATATGAGTACGAGGTAAGTGGTCTGAACTTCGATCAGTATCAAGTTAAGGTTCTGTTTGTATCTCCAAACCAATCCTTGGTTCCTATTATCAAAGATTTGAGAGCGATTGCTCTTGCTGTATAATGTCACACATTCCTGTAAAAAATAAAGATAACTGGTACAGAAACTCGGAAACGGGTTCTGTACTGTGTTCTGATTCTGATACATATCAGAAATATATGGCTGCATATAAATCAGATAAACAGAAGCAGGAGGACTTTAACACTTTACAAAACGAAGTTTCTGAGTTAAAATCAGATGTAAGTGATATCAAATCACTTTTACTAACGTTAGTACAAAGTAAAGAGAACAAATTATGACGATTGAACAAGTCTCTCAGGTTGACATGCTCTCTCAATTTAAAGAGCGTCTTCAAGCAATCATTACTGAGAATCAGCAACTTGCTGCTAAAATTAAAGAAAATGAAACAACGGGACTGAAACTTCAGGGTGCTATTGAGGCACTTGAATATTATAACCCTCAGGAGGAAGAGACCGCTTCCCAACCTCCAGAAGAAGAAGAAACTGAAGAGTGATACAATGGGGGCAGAAATGCCCCTTTTCTATTACGCATAAATAACTTGGAAGCATAATCACTATCGAGTTGTCGTAAAAAATGGCAAATAGAATACAGTTAAGACGCGGTGGTGCTCAGGAATGGGCAAACGCGAATCCAACTCTTGCACAGGGTGAACTTGGAATTGAACTTGATACTGGTCGGTTCAAAATCGGTGATGGTGCAACGGCATGGAACACGCTAAGATATGAGCGTCCTGTAGAGTCCAACACTAATACACCAAATACTCTTGTACAAAGAGATGCAGATGGAAGTTTTTCTGCGGGTACTATTACATCAACTCTTATTGGTAATGCTTCAACATCAACTAGACTTGAACAGACTAGACAGATCCAGTTATCTAACGATGTAACGGCAACGGGCAACTTTGATGGTTCCCAAAACTTAAATTTAAGTACTGCTTTATCACTGATCAATACTCTTCCTCATTACTTGGAAGGTGGTTTAAGCACTACTACTAGAACATTTACTGAGGTTACTGTTGATCAGAAGGGTAGAGTTATAAATGCTAGAACTCCTGCTCAACTAAATCTTACAGATTACGGTCTTGATGGTTCTGCAACTAGTGATACAACTTTAGCACAACCCTGGAATGCAAACTTAGAAGCAATCTCAGACGAAACTGGTACTGGTTTATATTCAAAAACTGCAGCAGGTGTTGTTGAGACCAGACTTATTACTGGTGCTGCTGGTCAAATTGTTATTACTGATGGTGGTGGTATTAGTGGCAATCCTCTAATCTCACTGTCGATTCAAGCAAACGTTGTTCCTGGAGATTACAATACAGAATCTCTTACATCAGTATCACAAGCTGGTGGTAATGGAGAACCTTTTGGTACAGAGACTGTTAATGCTTCCAAGTTTTCTGTTGACGATAAAGGGCGTTTAACAACCGTAACAAATGTGCCTATTGCTACTGCTACCGAGGGTAGTAAGTATGCTAACTATGATGCAGGCACTGCTTATTCTAGATATGCAATCATTCAGAATGCATCAAAAGTATACCAAGCGATTGCAGACATCGGTGCTGGTGTTGGTGCTCCTACTCATTCCAGTGGTGATACTGGATCATGGCGTTACCTCGCGGCTGAGGCAACGGAACAGAAGGGACTGGCTAGTTTTGCACAGGAAGATTTCGACGTTGACAGCAACGGGCATGTCACAATCGCCGCAGTAGGTGTTGATAACCTACAACTACAAAATAATAGAGTCTCTTTTGCTGATGGAAATACAAAAGAAGATTTTGAACTTGATCAAGAACTTACTGCAACCACTGGATACAGAGGATTCAATTATCTTAACTATCTTAAAGTTAATGATACGAGCGGCAATCTACTTGTTGGCGCTAATAATACAGGCGATAGTGGCGCTGGTGAACTTGATGTCAACGTCCGTACCTATTTTTCTGATCCTAATATTGATTTTGATGGAGCAGTTGATCAGATTGTTAGTAAGTACGGCGATGGTCACTGGACCGTAAGTCATGTTCAAGATACAGCGACTCCCAGAAATCTTAATATTCTTGCAGCGAACTCTGGTTCGGGAAGTGCAAATATTATAATTACTGCTGATGATACTGTACAGATTAATGCATCAGATGCAGCAGGTAAAGTACATGTAGAAGATTACCGATTCCAGACAAATTATCTTGGTACTACAGATGCAACTATGCATCTAGATCCAGGCGATGACCGTGCAGTAACTGGTCTTGTTCGTATTCATGGCAATCTTCAGATTGATGGTACTACAACTACAGTCAACTCTACACAACTAACTGTAGATGATGTCACCATTCTACTTGGTGGTGATACTGTTCCTACAACCGATGATAATTTAGATCGTGGTATCGAATTTAACTATTATGACACTGAAGCACGCTTAGGTTTCTATGGTTGGGATACTAATTATTCTGATTTAGCTGCTCATGCTGGCGGATATCGTTTCCTTCATGCTGCTACAAATACCAATGAAGTCTTTACTGGTACTGACTCAGGTATCATTGCAGGTAATTTAAAACTTACTACTAATACTAATTCAACCTCCAATACAACTGGTGACCTTGTAGTTGCTGGTGGTGTTGGCATTACTCAAGATGTTAATATCGGCGGTTTAGTTGATATTGACAGCACTCTGCGTGTCCATAGCACCTCTCGCTTTGATGACAACATGGTCATCCAAGGTGCTTCTAAGACTCTACAACTGAATAATGGTAGTGGCACAACCAAGATTGAATTGCAATCTACAACTGGTAACGGATCTCTTGCTGGTATCCTAGATGTAACTGGAAACCTCAATGTCAATACCGATAAGTTTAATGTTGTTGCTGCTTCTGGTAATACAACTATTGCTGGTACATTAGGTGTCACAGACGTTGCGACATTCACTAATGATATTGATGCTAACGCCAACATGACTCTTTCTGGTGACCTCCACATGGAGAGCACCAATGATATTGATATTGCTAAGAATGCTGGCACTGGTGTTTGGGAGATTCAGAATAACGACTATGGTGCTCTCCGTCTTGATGGTGGCATGTATGCTGCTGGTGATGCTCTGATTGATGGCACACTACACGTTAACGGTGCGATTGAAGTTAAGGATAGCGCGACAGAGGCAGAATCGAGACTGAACTGGTTGCGTGTCAGATACAGAGGTCGTTTCGGTGATTCTTATCAGGCAACTCCCTCCTATGCATCTCACAACACTACAACTCTGAGAGCACATGGTGGTGCTGGTGTTGAAAGAACTTTCCATGTTGGTGGCACAGGAACTGGCGAAGGTCTGTTTGTTGGTAAGAGATACTCTGGAGATACTGTTAAGTTCTCTGTTCTTGGTGCATCTGGTAATACCGAAATCCAAGGAACTCTGCTGGTTGAAGATAACGTAAACTTCAACGGCACTCTGGATGTTGATGCAGACTTTGCTGTTAGAAACGGTACAACTGATAAGTTCTTTGTTGATAATGTAACTGGTAACACCGATATCCAAGGCACTCTGGATGTCAACGGTGCAACCGAGATTACAAACACTCTGGATGTCAGCAACGCTGTAACATTCGATCAGACACTTCTGGTCCAAGGCAACTCTGAGTTTAACGGCACTGTTGATGTTGATGCTAACTTCGCTGTAAGAAGTGGTAGCACTGATAAGATGACTGTTGCCTCGTCTTCAGGTAACATCGCAACTGACGGTACTCTGGTTGTTCAGGGTCAAACAACTATCAATGACTCTCTGATTGTTGATGCTGCAAATGAACTCTTCTCAGTAAGAAATGGTTCTGCAGTTGCTAAGTTTGAAGTTGACACTGATAACGGCAATACAAACATCATCGGTACATTGACTGTTGGTGATGCAACTCAGATTAATGACACCTTGGGTGCATCTGGTATTGTCACACTCACTAACAACACCGAGCAAACTCTGACAGGTAGTTATGGTGCTGATGGTGCTCTAAGACTTACTGGTGGTGCTGCTGTCCAAAGAAACCTCGCTGTTGGTGGTGCTGCAAGAATCTATGGCAACACCGAACTGACTGGTACTCTTGACCTTAACAATAGTGCAGACATCTCTGGTGCTTTAGTAACTCATGATGATGTTACTATCACTGCAGATAACAAAACATTTGCTATTCAAAATGCATCTGCTGCAAATAAGTTTACTGTTGATACTGATAACGGTAACACTGATATTCGTGGCACCTTAGACATTGGTGGTGATGTAACTGCTGAGTCTAATCTTACTGTTACTGGAAACCTTACTATTAATGGAACGACAACTACTGTCAACTCTACGGTCACAACTATCGATGACCCTATTATTACTGTGGGTGGTGACACAGCACCAGCGTCTAACGACGGTAAGGATCGTGGTGTTGAGTTCCGTTATTACGACAGCTCTGCGAAAGTTGGCTTCTTCGGATACGATAGATCCGCCAACCAATTCGCATTCGTAGTAGACGCAACTAACTCATCAGAAGTTCTTTCTGGTACTGATGGACAACTTCGTGCTGGTAGTTTGAATCTTACTGGCAGTGGCACATCTCTTGATGTTGATGCAAATGCAAACATTGATGGCACCCTGACTGTAGATGGTCAGATTATCTCTCAAGTTTCTTCTGGTGCTGCTCTAGTCATTCCTAACACGACTAAGATTAACAACCTGAATGCTGACCTTCTGGACAGTATGACAACTGCTTCTGCAGCAACTGCAACTACTGTTGTTGCTCGTGACTCTAATGCCGACTTTGCTGCAAATCAAATCACAGTTAATAACGGTATTGGTTCTGTTGCAGGTATTCAAGGTAATGCGACATCAGCAGACGCACTGAGAACTGCAAGGACAATTACTGTTGATGGTGTAGTTGATGGTAGTGTTTCGTTTGATGGTTCTGCTAATGTTACTATTAGCACTACTTACAACGACGCAGACATTACTGCACTCGCCGCTATGGCAGGAACTGGTTTTGTTTCCAGGACTGCTGCTAACACATATGCTCAGCGTACACTCGCTGTCACAGCATCTTCTGGTATTACATTGACAAATGCTGATGGTGTTGCTGGTAACCCAACCATTAACGTTGCTTCTACAGCAAGCAACTCAGCAAACAACCTTGTCCTTCGTGACGCATCTGGTAACTTTGCTGCTGGAATTATTACTGCAGCATTAGTTGGTAATGTCACTGGTCAAGTATCTGATATTAGTAATCATGACACTGGAGACCTTTCCGAGGGATCCAATCTATACTTCACTAATGAGCGTGTTGATGACAGAGTTAATGCTCTGATTGTTGCAGGCACAGGTATTACTAAGGCATATAACGATTCTGCAGGCACCTACACGCTCACTGTAACGCAGGTAGACATTGATACCGACAATGTAACCGAAGGTTCCACAAACCTCTTTACAACCGCTGCTAGGACCCGTACACACTTCACATATGGTACAGGTATTGAACTTAGCGGTGCAGGTGCTCTGAGCGTCACTCAGGCAGACATTAATACCGATAATGTAACTGAAGGTTCTACAAATATCTTCTACACTGAGGCACGCTTCGATGCAAGTCTCGCAGGTAAGAATACTGCTAATTTGGCAGAAGGTACTAACCTCTACTATACGGATGCAAGAGCAGACGCAAGGATTGCTGCAGCAGATACTGATGACCTGTCAGAAGGTTCTACTAATCTTTATTATACAAATTCTCGTGCTGATGCAAGAGTCAACCTACAGACTGGTGCAAACCTGGATCTTTCCAGTAAGTCCACTACTAATCTTTCGGAAGGTACGAATCAGTATTACACCGAGGCAAGAGTACAGACCAAACTTGATAATGCATTTGAACAACTTAGTGCAATGCTTAACAACCTTGCAACTGCTACTACTCTGACATTGAACCTCTCTGGTGATCCTACACCTGGTGACGTGACTGCTTTGAATAATGGCACACTATCTGGTGGTACATTATATAACACTGGGACTGCAGTTGCTACTACTTCTAGTGGTAGTGGCACTGGATTAACAGTAGATATTACTGCATCTGGTGGTGCTATCACAGCAGTTGCTATCAACGCAGCAGGTTCTGGTTATGTAGTTGGTGAAACGATTACAATCTCTACTGGTGGTGGAGATGCCACAATTAATGTCTCTGCCGTTACTGAAATGGCAATTGGTGATACTGTCACAGGCAGTACATCAGGCACTACAGGTGTTATCACTGCTGTTGGTGCAACTTCGGTAACTGTAGATACTGTTGATGGATTCTTTAAGAAGACTGAGACTGTATCTGCTGGAGATGTTTCTACATTAACAATCACTTCATTCGCCTGATAACAAATGTCCGCTACAAGACCCGCTACTAAAACAGAGTTAAAAAACTATGCTCTTCGTAGATTAGGTTTTCCTGCCATCGATATTAACGTATGCGATGAACAATTGGATGACCTAATTGAAGAAGCAATCGATTACTTTCAAGAGTTTGCATATAACGGTAGTTATAAAGCATTCATCAAGATTGAAGTAACCGATGCTATTAAAACTGCTGCTAAAACTGGCAGTGCTTTGGGTGCTACCGATTGGACAGAAGGGAATGAATATGTATCACTTCCTCCTGGAGTATTAGCAGTTAATCATGTTTATAGTCAGATTGGTGCTTCTAGTGTAACTCCTGGTAATATTTTCAATATTAAATATCAAATTTTCTTGAATGATATCTATGCGATGACGCATGGGCATATCCTTCATTACTTTATGACTTCGCAATATCTGGAGACTCTTGATTGGGTTACAAACTCGGATAGAAATCGTAGAGTCAGATACAATGAATATCAAGGAAAACTTTATCTTGACTTCGATTGGTCAAATCTTCAATCTGGCAATCAAATTGTAGTAGAAGTTTTGATGCGTCAAGACCCCGATACTTACACTGCAATGTATAATGATGCTTGGTTGAAAGATTATGTTGAGGCATTATTCCAACAGCAATGGGGTCGCAATCTTAGTAAGTATGATGGCATTCAAATGCTTGGTGGTGTGACTCTGAATGGTCGCCAGATTCTTGAAGATGCAAGTCAATTTAAGAAGGATCTTGAAGCAGATATTCGCAAGACTTACGAACTCCCACCAATGGATTTAATCGGTTGATATGACTTACAGAAACGATCCCCCAGAAAATTGTATTCAGTCGGACTATACAAGTAGTTGCCGACTAAATCTAAACGGTTCTTCTCAGGAACAAATGTTCATGGGTAATCTGATCATTGAGAGTATCGAACTCTATGGTCAGGATATCTATTATCTACCCAGAACATATGTCAATAAAGACACAATCTTTCAAGAAGTAGAAAGTAGTAATTTTACACAGGCACTTGCTATCAGAGCATATGTCAATAACGTAGAAGGATGGGAAGGTCAAGGAGAACTTCTGAGTAAGTTTGGTGTTCGTATCGAAGACAAGACAACCTTCATCTTTTCTAGAAGTAAATTTACCGAGAAGGTAGATGACAACGCAGTATTAAATGTAGAAGGTCGTCCTAATGAGGGTGACCTTATTTGGTTCCCAACAACAAAACATTTGTTTGAGATTAAGTTTGTAGAAGCAGAAAGACCTTTCTATCAGTTAGGTAAGGGTTATGTCTGGGAATGTCAGTGCGAACTCTTTGAATACAGTGACGAGCAACTTGATACTGGTGTTGCAGCAATTGACGCTATTGAGACAGCGTTTGCTAATAGTATCAAACTGGTAATGGATGCTGGCGGTTCAGGAGACTTCACAGTTGGTGAAGAAATTGTCGGTGATCTATATCTTGCTGCAGCAACAGCAGCAATTACTGGGGACGCAGTAAGTTCTTTTACAATTACTGACGGTGGTGAGCATTATAAATCAGCATTGCCACCTACAGTTACTATTACAGGAGGTGGTGGAAGTGGAGCGACAGGAACAGCGGTGGTTTCGGCTACAGGGATTGTTACTGGTATCACTGTTTCAAGTGGTGGTACTGGCTACACTAGTGCCCCAACTGTTACGATTGACTACTCACCAAAAGACTCTAGAGCAGAAGTCAAGTCCTGGAATAGTTCTTCAAGAGAACTCCAAGTCATCAATAGAACAGGAACCTTCAATACTTCAGAAACAATTAAAGGAGTGACATCTGGTGCTCTCTGGAGTCCTGAATCTTATAACACTCTAAATAATACTAATACTGCTGACAGCATTGACCAGAACTATAGTTTTGAAACTGCTGACGACGATATTATCGATTTCACCGAAGGCAATCCATTCGGTACTGTTGGGTCCACTACTGATACTACAATCTGATGTTAGGCACATATTCATATAACGAAATTTTTAGAAAAACTATTGTAGCGTTTGGTACGCTATTTAATAATATCGAACTTCGTCGTTCTACTGAAGTGATGAAAGTGCCTTTGGCATATGGACCAAAACAAAAGTTTCTGGCGCGTCTTGATCAAAATCCAGACCCTACAAACAAGAGAGTTCAGATTACTATCCCTAGAATCTCATTCGAGATTAATGGAATCACATATGATTCTAGTAGGAAGGTATCACCTACACAGAAGATTAAATTTGCAAAGGATACTGACGAAAATAAGAACGTGTACATGCCCGTTCCTTATAACTTATCATTTGAATTAGCAATTATCTCCAAAAATCAAGAAGATGGATTGCAAATTTTAGAACAAATTTTACCATTCTTCCAACCTCACTACAACTTATCAGTAAAATTACTTCCAGATGTTGGCGAAACTAAGGATGTTCCCGTTACTTTGAATAGTGTTGACTATGAGGATGAATATGAGGGAGACTTCTCTGCTCGTAGAGCAATCATTTATACACTACAGTTTACTGTAAAGACATATCTATACGGTCCTATTACAGACAGCAAGACTATCAAGAAAGTTATTACCGATATGTACACCGATACAAACACTTCTTCTGCACCCAGAGAAGTTCGGTATACTATTCAACCAGATCCATTATCTGCAGATGCCGATGATGACTTTGGATTCGGTGTCGTTGATGAAGACTTCACTGATAATAAGAAACGTAATCCTGTAAGCGGGGCTGATGAGGCAATCTAATGACAACTCCTTTTGATGGTTTAAATGATGCTTTTGGAGCAGAACCTACTGAACTCCAGAAGCATGTGGAAAAAGTGAAACCCGAACTTAAAAAATCTGATACACAAGATGTAAAGCAAGACTATGAGACTACTCGTGCTGCATTGCATATGTTAGTAATGAAAGGACAGGAGGCAGTAGATGGAATACTTGATGTGGCACGAGCGTCAGATCATCCTCGTGCTTATGAAGTTGCTGCAACAACAATTAAAAGCGTAGCTGATACTGCTGATAAGTTGATTGATTTACAAAAGAAAATGAAGGATTTAGATGCAGAAGATAAAAAGTCGAGCCCGTCTACTGTTAATAACACGATGTTTATTGGCAGTACTGCGGACTTACAAAAAATGTTAAAGAAGCAGAAGGAGATAAATAATACGGACACGAATTAAAATTACACGACATGGCAACGTTAAGAGTATTAAGTACCAATGCAATCACTGGTTCTGCTACTGAATATCAAGTAGTGCAGACTGGTTTCTACCGCGTCATTGCTACAGCAGCAGCATCTACAGTATCATTTAATGGTGGTCCTGCTATTACTTTGGTGCAAAACCAACCAATCGTATTGAAGTCTGGAGCAAAACCTGGTCAAGCAAGAATTGTAAAGGGCGTCGATGATTCGACTGCAGATTATCAACTTGGAACTAATATTGGTGAGTTGTCAAACACCCATCCATTCTCAGTAAATGACTTCATCGCTGTAGAGGATGCTAGCACATCTCCTGCAATCAATGCTGCTTTCTTGTCTGCAGGAACAGCGGGTAAGAAAATTACTGCAGCAACTTCCAATTCTATTAGCACTGACATTGATTCTTCTGCTGCACCTGCAGATTACACTTATGCTTACAGTGGTCCTCAGGCAGTTGTTAAGCGTTGTGTAAAAATCACAGCAGGTTCTGGTGCTATTATCGTCGAAGAAGTACAGGTCGTAGGATCCTGATATGGCACAAGGTTTTGCGTCAGATATTCCACCTGCCGTTAATGGCACCGCTAAGAAATACATTAGAGGTATGATGAAGCGTAAGGATAGGTGGAGTAAACTCTATGGGGGTCGCTCCAAAGAGGTGATGCATAAGACTGCAAACAAAATGGCTATGGGAGAGATGTCTAAAATGCCACCAACATATAACGATCTATTCGGAGAAGCAAATAAGTCTGGAGATAATTCTCTTCGTGACTGGTTTGGAAAGAGTAAGTCATCTGATGGAACACCTGGTTGGGTACAACTTGGTGGTAAGTTTGCAGGAAAACCTTGTGCAAAGCAACCTGGTCAGACTACTAAACCTAAATGCGGGTCTAGTAAGATGAAAAGGAACCTAAATAAAGGCGAAGAGGAAGCAGCATTCCGTCGCAAAAATGCTGAAGACCCAAATCCAGATAGAAAGGGGAAAGCAAAAAACGTGAAGACAGAAGAAACTATCAACGAAAGAGGTGATTTCTGGCATCCCGATCCTGATAAGGACCGTAAGTTGGGTGGTCCTGGTGCTAATGCTCGTGCCCGTGAAGATCGTGCTGCAGCATCTAAACCAAAGTCTGACCCTAAGAAACTAAGAGATGGTGAGTCTTATATGGATTACGCAAAGCGTCAGAAAGCAAGTAAGATGAAAAAAGAAGAAGTGCAAACAGAAGGTATGGGTGATGTTGCCATCAAGGCAATCAGAAAAACCCAAGGTGAGAAACCTGCATATCTTAGTAAGCGTTCTTCTATGATTCGTACAATCAAGCAGAAGCAACTTGATTCATATCTCAAAAAGGTAGATGCCAAGAAGAAAACAGTAACTAATGTTGGTGTTGGTGAAGAATTTGTTAATGAGAAAGCAGGCGAGAAAGATGCTTGCTATAAGAAAGTAAAAGCAAGTGCAAAGGTTTGGCCTTCTGCATATGCTAGTGGTAGATTAGTCCAGTGCCGTAAGAAAGGTGCTGCTAACTATGGCAATAAGTCTGAAGGAGTGTCATTCCAACAGGTTCAGGAGAAGTGTTGGAAAGGATATAAGCGTGTTGGGATGAAGAAGAAGGGTAATAAGATGGTTCCTAATTGTGTTCCAGAGGAAGTGCAAACTGAAGCAGCAGCATGGACAAAAAAATCAGGAAAGAACTCCGAAGGAGGACTTAATGAAAAAGGACGCAAGTCTTACGAAAAGGAAAATCCAGGATCTGACCTTAAAGCACCAAGCAAAAAGGTTGGAAACCCCCGCAGGGCATCCTTCTGCGCTCGAATGAAGGGTATGAGAAAGAGACAGAAACCTTCTAACAACACTGGAGATGACCGTCTGTCGAAGTCACTAAGAGCTTGGAACTGCTGACATTGTAATATATTGTAACTAGCAATCTGGGTAAATAGTATTATACTTGTTGTATCAACGCGATACTAATATGGTTTCATTTTACTTACTGGTAACTGCTTTCATTTTGCTTGTGGCGTATGCAGGCATGGAGAATACCATGCGGTTATTTGAATTCGCAGATTTAGAATTGCGTTGGCATTGGGTTATATTCCGTAGTTATTTTATCAGAAGAGATCTAGAAAAACGACTAGGATTTCCCAAGACGAGTTTTATACATCACTACAAAACCTATGGAAAGTAAAGAAGTATCAGAATTATCTCTGTCTAGAACAGAGTGTGGAAAGTGTGGTGCTATTTGGATTAATGGTAAGCACATGTTTAGTGGAACTGCTGCATCTTATGATAATAGCGAACTAGACCTTGCTGGTTTAGTATGTAATAAGTTGGGTAATGAGCAATGTATCAATCCCAAAAAAGGGCAAGATGGTGGTCAAACATGGGCATACCGAGCAGGATTTATTGATGGTGCAACCAAAGCAAAAAGAGATACTTTAGACGATCTCAATAACATGCTGAATCCCTGACAGAGACTGTTAAATCTTAGTTAGATTTTATACTTCATGAGTAAATAGTCCCAGTTACTATTTGTTTATGAAGTTTTTTATTACGCTTCTAACTGCGATGTTTTTTGCTGCACCAGTATGGGCAGTTGACATTACGATGGGTTCAAACGGGAACTTGATTTTTGATCCATCCGATGTTACAATTGATGCAGGCGACACCGTACATTTTGTTAACGGTATGTTGCCTCCTCACAATATTATTGTTGAGGGTCGTGCAGATCTTTCTAGAGAATCTTTAATGTTTACTCCTGGAGAATCTCAAGACATTTTGTTTGCTGATGCTGGAGATTACAATTTCTTTTGTGGTCCTCATCAAGGAGCAGGCATGACAGGTATTATTCACGTAAATTAATTATGACATACAATGTTACTCTCCAGTCTCCTGACGGCACCGAAGCTGTCATTCAATGCGAGGCAGACCAATACATTCTTGAAGCAGCAGAAGAAGCAGGTGTTGATTTACCTTCTTCGTGTAAAGCAGGAGCTTGTTCAGCGTGCGCTGGCAAACTCGTCTCTGGCACCGTAGATAATGAAGAGCAATCTTTCCTCGATGATGATCAACTTGAAGACGGGTGGGTTCTCACTTGTGTGGCATATCCTACTAGCGACTGCGTAATTTTAACCGAACAAGAAGAAAATCTATGACCTTCGCACATGTCCTACTTTTCGGATCACTACCCTTCATATGTGCCACCATTTATTTCGGGTACAGAAAAGGTGAGAATATCTATTATGAAAGCGACAAGTACGACGGAAATGGAACAGCGCATTAGAATGAGATATGCGTTTGCAATGTCCTCCTTTGGGAGGATGTTTCGACCAGATCATATTACACTGGAGATGAGAGATCTTTGTAATGAATGGTCTCAGATTGAAGAGCAACCACCTCAGGGAGATTTATATCTGGTCGATAGATATTTCTTAGAACTTTGGAAAGCATGGTTATCGAAATCAGCATCATAGTAATCTATTGTATACTTGGATTATTTTTATTCACCTTATCGGTTTTACAAGAATGATGTTACAATTTGCTAGATTCTGCGGAACAGTATTAAACAATCCATGGGGATGTGGACTATTGGCATGGTGCCTAGTCTTCGTCCCCATTATTGGTATGTGGGCAGTTCATAAATACGATTGGCAGCATTGGGAACCATTTCACAAATGAGTTTGCTTATTTTATTTGGACTGTTATTACCCGTCACTTTAATCCTTATTGTAATGAGACTTTCTCTATGGGTTAAATCTATAAACAATGAATAATGAATTTACTATTACGTCCTCTTGATAGTGTTGTTGATCCTGTGTGGTCAGTGATTATATGTGTGATACTTGCAGTTGCTGGTGCTTTGTTTGTAGTCATATACATACTAAGAGAAGCATTTGCAGAGTTAGAAAATGGGAGCAATGACACCACCAAGCAGGAAGAGCTGCTACAACTTCCGAGTGACGGAGATCAATCGTGTCCTTGATGGTGATACTATTGATGTCACTATTGACCTCGGGTTTGATTTATACAAGAAAGAAAGAGTTAGAGTTGCAGGAGTTGATACGCCAGAGAAGAGAACGAGAAATCT